GCGGGGTAATTCATCTTTACTGACTCAGGGGGTTGAAAATACACATTTCGACTTCCGAGTAATTCCTCTAGCAAAGTCTGTAGTTCTAGCCTACTGGGCATGGTATACACCCCCTATAGTCAGTATTAGTCTTGGGTACTGAACTTCAACATTTGTAATCTTCCATTTAGCACCCATAAACTCAACGTATCGCATCGAATGAAAATTTTGATTGGCAAATGGATCGGATACAATGCTGATCTCATTTGCAACATTGATGTTGTCGTTGAGTTGATTGGCGGTTTGAAGCTTACGAGTATTTCGAATAAGATCTCCATAGTATGTTCTTTCGGTTATTTGCTCTTTCCATACACCGGGCTTCGTTTCCACCGTTTCAGCATAACCAATTACTCCGTACCATTTCGCCATTTTGAATTTTCCTCCCATAATTAAGAAATATTATTCTTCTGTTTCAAGTACTAGGTTGTCAATAGAGTAAACCTTTGTAATTGATTTGCCATCTAAGGTAGTTACAACTCTGATTCCTTGGTCAGACGGTTCGATTCGACCAACCCAAATCATATCCTCGTCAAGTGCTACTGGACCGGAAGTACCTCCGATAATTTCTACGGTTGTTGTAGCTCCTTCGCTGTGTTGGAACTTGAGAACTAAGAAATTACCAGATTGTTCGTCAACATTACTAGAGAAACCAGTGTAACCAGTTACATAGTGTAGGACACCTTCTATAGAATTATCATTGACAATAATGCCTGACTGCAAATCGCCTACAGACTTGCCAAGTACTACTGTCTCGCTATCCTCAGGCTCAATAACGAGACTTATTGAAAAGTCAGTTCCAACGCAATAGCAGAGTAAGGCTTAATCAAAGCACCAGAGCAGCGAGTCTCAATAAGATACTTTTGAGCATTGTAGTCGATATCGAAATCATCGAACATGTTAACAGCTCCACCTTTATCGGCACCGATATTGTAATCGGTCAAGTTGACGATAATACCCATAAGGCTATATGTAGTACCATTGTCGACTCTGCTGAGATTTTCCATTACTGGAACGGTTACGATTTCCTTAACGCGAAGAGCAGTAGCAAGCTTCGAAACAGAATCGTAGATAACTCGACCAGTGGTGTCTTCCATAAGCAGACAATCGGTAAGAACATCCTCAGTGGTGTACAGGGTTGGTTCGCCGGAACCCTTGTAGTTCTTGCGGGATTTAATGGCTGCGCGGATAAAAGCCTTAGCCTTCTCGTCAGCTGTGGCATTAGCAGCAACAGTTACAGGAGCTTTGATAGTATACAGATCATCATCCTTCCAAATAGGACGAATGTTCTGCTCGTTGATCTTATCATCAGAAGAGCTAAGACGACCGTCGCCGACAAGAATGGCTCTGGCAATTTCCTCATCAAGCATCATACGCATTTCGGATTTGAGCCAAGCAACAACATCAAAATCAGTGATATCAAGTACATCATCACGGTCCAGCTTCTGCTTTTTATAGATAGTGGTCGGAGTAGTAGTACGCTTCAGCATAGTGAATACTTCATCCTTCTTCAGATTACCCTTGATGTAACCTTTAGCTCTGGCATCATCCTCTGTAATATCGGCCAGAACAGACTTGATACGGGAGAAGGGAGTGCGATGGACGGAGTTCATAACCTTCTGCACCCATCCCATATCTCTCTGAATGAACTGAGGGGTATCCGTAACATTCTTCACATCAGGGAACAGATAGTCAATCTGCTCGATACCATGTGCAAGAACACTGTCTTTAAGACTCCCATAACGTTTAGCGTCGGCGAAGATGGCTTCCAGGTCGGAATGACTAAGAACATCCTTCTTAACGTCTTCTCTGTCAAATACATTATGCTTCATAGTTTTATTTCCTCCTTTAGAATCGTCATTATCGTTGTTATCTTCGGACTCTTCTTTTTCTTCAAGAGCCTGTGCGATCATTGCATAAACTACCATTTTCTGTTTTTCGGTAAGAGTGTTGAAGACGTCGGCAATGGTTTCCTCATCTTCAGATTTTTCGTCTTCTTTATCTTTCTTTTCATCGGCATGAAATAGAGAAATCTCTTCACCAGTATAGATAATAGCTTCATCATCAGACTCTTCACCATGTCTCATGACAGAATCAATAAATGCCCCGGGATTTGCTCCTGCCAAAACAAGACTAACCTCACGAATAGCTCCATGTATAACATTAGGGCCCTGCTGCTTCAACTGATTTGCATAAATGGAAAGAGCTGATATATCCCCATGTTCAACTAAAAGCTTTGCGTTTTTCCCGGATTCTGTTTCATTTAACTTACAATACGCATAGACACCCTCATCGCGGTTCTCAAGCAGAGCGTGCCCAAGAACATTTAGCGGGTCATTGTGCTGGTGATTCCATACAAGAGGAACAGTCTGCCCGTCATTATGCTTAAATGCGTCTTTCATGATGGTTCTTCCATCAGAACATCTAAGATTATTACGGGTAGCCCAGCCGCTAAAATCATATGTCTTCATTTTGATTTTTCCTCCTTTAATTCATTATTTGTCATCTCGATCTTTTCTTCAGTCGTATCATTTGATTGGTCGGTTTGATCATCCTTAGGTTGATTTATATTCTTATTCCTGAGTTCGTCTGCTTTCGGGTCATCCGACGGCTTCATTCCAATGATCTGTCTAATTTCGTTCGACGTCATTATCTCGTTTCGAGTAAACTTGTCAGCAATTTCAGAAATTTCGTTAACTGGAACAAGCTTGAACGGATCTCTGAAGAAT